GACGAAAGTACTTTGGACGGTTTAAGGAAGCATGGCAAGATAACAAATTCGAATTGTTTCACTCTGTTGGAATTAACCCAACTTCTTCAGAATGGACGCAACTGGCTCACAAACTATTGGAAAAAGGAAACAATTTCTACGATGCCGACTACTCATCATATGATGGAAGGTTGCGAGCAGATTTTATGCGAGCAGCCGGCCAGATTGTGATCAATACAATTGGTATGAACGAAAAGACCCTGGAAACTCTATGGGAAGAATATGTAGAAACATTTCACGTAGGTGTTACTACTGTTCAACTCATTAAACACGGAAACCCATCTGGAAACCCTATGACAACTGTTGTAAATTGTATTGTAAACTTTCTTTATCATTGGTATGCTTATAGAGTAATTACATCAAATACTTCCCTTTCAACCTTTGATAACGAAGTTGGCTTCACCTGCTTCGGAGACGATGTTGTCTTTTGTTCTGGACAGGACTCCCAGTATACATTCTCACGAGTAGCAAAAATCATGCTTGAACTCGGACAAGAATACACTACTGCTGCTAAGGATGCAAAAGACTCAGGTGCTCGTAACATTTCTGAAATTACTTTCTTGAAAAGACGATTTGTAAAATGTGGACTCATCTATAAAGCCCCCCTCGATACAGACTCTATTGAACAACAATTCAACTACACCTACATCGGACCGAACGATTTTGTAACAATGAACACTCAAATTGACGAAGCGCTTCTTGAAGCTGCTCTCCATGGACAACATTATTTTAAAATCTTCCGGAATTGTTTGAAAAGGGCTATCAGCCATGATGAAGCTGCGAAGCGTAATTTAACTCTTGTTAATTACAGCGACGCCTACACGCGCATTATGGAACGAACGCGTGAGGACGCTAAGCCTACCCTTTTCGACTAAGGATTAAAATGGAATCTATCAAACAATTTTTGACAAAAGCCATGGGAGTTTCTCCACTTACTATTAAGACTGAAGTTGACGATGTAGCTTATCTGCAATGTTCAACTTGTAATTTTGACCCAACTGATGATCACGATTGTACTGAAAATCTTGAGCAAGTTTCTGCGCCTTACGGTGTAGAAGTTTACTCTTGGTTGGATGTAGGAAACGTTAAATCGACTATTCTTGAACCTGGAACCCACCTTCACGTAACTAAGAACATTCAATTTTCAGACCTCAAAATTTCCCACCTTTCCCCCTATTGCGAACGCAATGGATCTATCTATGTTAACGATTATGACAATACTTTGATTGACGCTGGATATGATGTCACTCACCACATTAACTTCACTTACCCCGAGTTGAAGAAAGGTGACATTCTTTCTGCTGATCAAATGGAATTAAAATTTGAATCAACCGATGCCCTAGAATCAATTTACTCTCCTAAACATAAGACTTTCCCTATTACCGCCATGTTCAAGTATAAGGATGGAAAGGTTTTCCTTCAGGACAAATCCCTTACGAAATATCTCCAAGTTCTCCCTTGGAATTGCTCGTGGGGGGTAGGATTTCTCTACCAAATTGGAACTGACATCTTCTTTCAG